CCCCCACGGCTGGCATTCCCGGCGCCGATACGGACCCGACCGTATCCAGAAAGGTCGGGTGGTGTCTTGAAGTGCAGGTCAAGCAGATGAACCTGCAGATGATGCTGCAGGGCAGGCAGACCGTGAATGCGGCCAGGCCGAACGTGCGCGGCGGCCTGCGAGATGCGGTCATCCAACTGCCGACCGGGGCTCTTGATGGCAACGGGAAGCCTGGCCTTACATCGGCCGGCGGCTCTGGTGGTTCTGCCGTCCTTGGGGCTTGCGTTCGCGTCGCCACGCGCGCCGAGGTGATGATGGCCGCGGCCTCTCAGGCGAGAGATCAGACTGGCTCGGTTACTGCCAGGGTCATGACGTGGGAGGGTGAGGTCGATGAGGTTGACTCGGTGCGCCTCATCTACAAGGACGACGGCACCATCTGGACGCCGTGATGGGGTAGAGCATGACGACGCATACCCGCACCATCACCTCGCTGATTGCCGAAGGCACCAGCAACACGACGGGCTCAACACAGCGGGGAGCCGCTGATGTCCGTGGATGCGACGCCGGCATGGTGTTCATCAAGATCACAAACGGCGGCACCGGCCCCACGACTCAGGCTGAGGCCCGCATCATGATTGCCGACACCGACAGCACGACGCCCGCAACAGGTGCGGCTGGCGCTGACTGGAAGACCGTCGTCAGTGGCATCACCCCCGGCACGGCGGCCAATGCGGTGCGTGAGTTCGCCTGGCCTTTTGGCCCCGGTCAGGCTACTCACATCCAAGTCGAGATCACCGGCAACACCGGGCAGACCGTGACGTGCGAAGCGTTCGTCATCAAGAACGTGCTCTCTTGATCCTGCAATGCTGCTGATCCCAAACGACCTGACGCGGACTGAACAACCGCAGGACGGGTCTAGGTTTGATCCCGCGCACCCGCTGGCTGCGCGGTTTCACACCGTCTACATGCCGGCCGTGTCGGCGGCAAACCTGGGGATCGGCGGCGCTGGCGGCCTGGCATCTCATGCCGCTCCTGATGTGGCGCTGCCTGCCTCAATGCGGGCCGCATCCATCGTCGTCACCAACCAGCAGCTGACGGCCAGCCGTAGCTACGGCCCAACGCCGGCCTACCCGATCACGATGATCTGGGTGGGCCAGCAAGGCAGCAACGCAAACACGATCCTCGCCAACTTGGCGGCCTCTGGCGCCATCAGCGGTAGCTATTGGTACGTTGGGGGCGGATCGAGCACCATCGTCGGGATGGCGGCGCGCAATGCTTTCGGCACTGCGCTCTCGTTGACCGCCACCGTGCCCGGCGGCTCCGCGCTAGGCACCGAACTGGTGATCGTCGCGCAGAGCCTGTCAGCCAGCGACCATCGCCTGTGCGTCAACGGCAGCGCGGTTGCCACATCGACGACCAACATCGGGGGCATGGTTGCGTGGGACCGCGTAGCCATTGGACAACCGAGTGCGCCGAACAATCAAGCCACGGCTCTGCTGGCTGTGGCATCTGGAGGGGTCGGCCTCACAGATGAGCAGATGCAGCAACTGTCCCGCGATCCGCGGGCGGTATATGCGCTGTTTGAGCCGCTGCGGACCTTGGTTCCTGTGCCGGTTGCTGGGGGCGGCGGTGACGTAACCGTATCGCTGTCAGGTTCGCAGTCTTCGTCTGGCGCAGGATCTCTTGGGCCAGCATCGTCGGTCGGCGTATCTGGTTCGTCTGTATCGTCGTCGGCAGGGTCTATCACTGCGGCGTTGTCCGTATCGGTTAGCGGCGCATCTGCCGCGTCTGCTGCCGGTACTCTGGCGCCCAGTCTGTCTGTCGCCCTGTCTGGTGCGTCTGCGTCTGCATCGGCCGGCACGGTCAGCACAGGCAATGACGTTGCTGTGTCTCTGTCTGGTCAGCAGGCAACGACGGCGGCCGGCTCGCTTGGCGTTGCGGTACAGGTGGCATTGTCAGGTGCATCGACTGCGGCAGCGGCTGGTGCGGTGGTGCCTGGAATCTCGCTGTCGCTGTCGGGATCAGCAGCAACTGCCTACGCCGGGACGATAACGCCGAGCGTCAACAACGATGTTGTTGTCGGGTTGTCTGGCTCAGAGTCCATTGCGGATGCCGGCATTGTGGTCGCCTCTGGCGGGACTGCAGCGACTCGCTCGGCTGGCTTTGAAATGGTCGGCCACAAGCCATCAAGGCGCTTGTGGTGGATGCGAAAGCCGAAGAATCTGACCGAAGAAGAGGCTGAAGAGGCGCTAGAAGATGTCGCAGAGGCCATCGTTGATAAGGTGGCCGAACAGGTCGCCAAGAAAGCCCCAGCCGATAAGGTCAAGAAAGCGGTAAAGGAAGCCGTCAAGCCTGTTGCAGAGAAGATGCCAGGCTTTGACTGGGCGGCCTTCTACAAACAAGCATTCGAGGCCGCGCAGCAGGCCCAACAAGAGCAAGAGCGAACGCAAGCGGCCATCCGCAACTACATCGTCAAGGCCATGGCTGATGCGCAGCGCAGGCGCATTGAGCAGGACGACGAAGACATTGAACTTCTAGCCATGATGCTATGACTCCAAATGAGGAAATGGCCCGTGCAATGCGGGCCCGTGAACTGCTGGACAACGAGCTTCTGAGCGAGGCTCTGACGGTCATCGAGCGCGAATTGATCGACGCATGGGAGAAATGCCCAACGCGCGATCACGACGGCAAAGAACACTATTGGCAGCTATACAAGACGGCAAAGAAGTTCCGCCTTGTGCTGAATGGCTACGTCGAAACCGGAAAGCTGGCGTCGCTGGCACTGGAACGAGAGCAAGAGCAGGGCCGACTAAAACGGCTTCTCAAGCTCGCGTAAGCAAACCGCCTCCGGGCGGTTTTTTATTGCCCGAAAGGGTGTCAACAGTTGAGGTGTTATGGACATCGAACCGGCAGAAACCGGAATGTCTGAATTGCTGGCTGCGCTGGACGACGCGCCCAAGCTCGAAACGCAGGAACCCGCGCAAGCGGACGAGCCAGCAGAGCAGGCCGAAGAACAGCAAGCCGAAGAGCAACCGCAGGACGAGTCCGCGCCTGATCTTGTGGATCTGGACGGCAAGAAGCTGGAAATCCCGCCCGGGACGCCTCCGCAGCTTGTCGAAACGATACAGAAGATGGCCGCAGACCTGAAGGCGGACCACACCCGGAAGACGCAGGCAGCCGCCGAAGAGCGAAAGCAAATCGAGGCGCATGCGCAGGCCATGCAGCGTCACCAGCAGGTGATGGCGGTCACGGCCGACAAGTGGGCAGACGCGCGGGCGGCCCAACAAAAGGTTGAGCAGTTCAAGTCCGTTGACTGGACTTCGCTTGCCGACCAAGACCCGGCACAGGCTACCAAGTTGATGGCGATGTACCAGACGGCCCAGGCCGAGGCGCAGAGCAAGGTCAACGAATGGCAGCAGTCAATGGCGCAGATGAACCAGCAGCTTGACGCGCATCGCGGTCAGCAGCTTCACAAGCGGTGGCAAGACGCCGCAGAAGCAGCCCGCCAGGCGCTCGGCAGCAAGTTCGACGCGAAAACAGACAAGGCGGCCCTTGATTGGGTGGTGAAGAGGGCAGGAACGGCCGAGCCGATGGCGATTCAGTCGCGGTTTGCCGACCCCGTTGTCCTGGAGGCCATCGCCAAGGCCGCGCTATGGGATGCCGCGCAAGGCAAGCCCATGCAAAAGGTGGCTCAGGCGCCCAAGGCGATCAAGCCCGCAGCGCAGCCGCCGCAACGTGAAAACCAATCCGCTCTGGAGCGCCTGAAGAAGACAGGCCGTAGCTCAGAGCTGATCAACTTCTTGTGAGGATCAGATGACCCAACCTACAAACACCTTTGACGCCTACGATGCCGTAGGCAACCGAGAAGACCTGCAGGACAAGATCTACATGGTGAGTCCCGAAAAGACTCCCGTGCTGTCCGCAGGTCGCAAGTTCAAGGCAACGAACAAGTTCCACGAATGGCAGCGCGACTCGCTGGCTTCCCCGAACAAGGACAACGCCGTCATCGAAGGCGACGACCGAACCGGCACGGCGCTGACCGCGACCGAGCGTGTCGGCAACTACGTGCAATTGTTCGACAAGGTTGCCGTCGTTTCGTCCACCCAACGCGCCAGCAACCCCGCGGGCCGTTCGGACGAAATGAAGTACCAGCTTGCCATGAAGGCAATCCCGGAACTGAAGCGAGACATCGAGGCCATGATCACCTCGAACAACGCCGCGGTTGCCGGCAACTCGACCACGGCCCGCAAGTCTGGCGGCCTGGGTGTGTTCCTGTACTCCAACGTCAGCCACGGCGGCTCGGGTGCTACGGCTTCGCACACCTCGGGCGCTCCGACCACTGCGAACACGGCTGGCACCAACCGGACGTTCACGGAAACTCTGCTGAAGACGGTGCTGCAAAGCATCTACACCAACAGCGGCGAATTCCCCGACATGATCTGTCTGACGCCGAGCCACAAGAGCACGTTCAGCGGCTTCTCAGGCATTGCCGTGAACCGCTACCAAGTTCCCAAGGGTAAGCAAGGCGTGATCGTCGGCGGCGCTGACGTGTACATGTCCGACTTTGGCGAACTGACCGTGGTTCCGAACTACGTGATGTCCACGTCCAACAGCGACACCGCGCTGATTCTGAACCCGGAGTATTACGGGGTCGCCTACCTGCAGCCGATGTCCACCCAGCCGCTGGCGAAGACCGGCCACACGGATAAGGAAATGGTGTCTGCCGAATGCTGCCTCGTTGTCACCAGCGAGAAGGCTAACGGCAAGGTCGCCAACCTGACGGCCTGATCATCAACGCTCCTTGACGGGCGCCTTCGGGCGCCCTTTTTTGTATGTCGAATCTGAAACTTCAAGACCACGACGCACAGCTAGGCGTCACCACGACGCTGCACGTCACGGAGTCAAAGGTCGCCATACAAAAGACCTGGGACGCAGAGCCATTCATCGAGGTAGCCAAAGACATGCGCACGGCAACCGCTGGCGAGCGATGGGGCGACGCGCGGCACGTCGGCTTCATCCCGCCCGCGATCTTTGGGCAGTTCCTTCGCCAAGACGGCGGGTTTGACAAAAAACGCTGCATTGAATGGCTGCGGCAGAACCCCGCATTTGTCACCTTTGACAAGGCGCTGAAGTGACCACATACACGCAACTCGGGACCGACCTGACGACCTTTGCGCATCAGGATCTGTCGTCGCTTTTGCCTCGGTTTGTTGCTCTTGCTGAAGACCGCATGAATCGCGTACTTCGCGTGCGCGAAATGGAGGCCGACATTACGGGGACCATCGACGCCAACGGAGAGATTGCGCTGCCTTCGGACTTCCGAGACATCAAGACGATTTGGGTTGACGGCTATGAAGGCGCCCCCCTCCTGGCTCAGTCGCTGGAAGCGGTGATTGCCAACGACACGGACGCACCGGCAACGTTGTTCGCGGTGACTGACGCCGCGATCAGGTTCAACGGCACCGGAAGCGTGACGGGCGTCTATTACAAGTCGATCCCAGGGCTGCAGACCAATTCAACGAACTGGCTATCGACATCTGCCTATCAGGTTTACCTGGCTGGGACTCTTGAGCAGGCATACAGGTACACGCGCGACGCCCAGCAAGAGGGCACAGAAGGCGCGCGGTTTGAAAAGATGATGAGCGAACTCAACCGCGACACCTACCGGCGTGCGGCGCTTGTGAGCAGGAAGGTCTGAAATGGCTCTAGAAACGTTCACAACCATTGCCGCGCTTGTTTCCACCAATCCGACGACATCAGACAAGCGCAAGCAAGGCGACGACCATCTGAGAGGCATCAAGACGACGCTTCTAGACCTTGCGAAGAAAGTCTTTCATGGTGGCGTGACGACCATCACCGCAACCACTGGAACCGCCGTTGCTGGATACATCCACGTTTGCACCAACGGCAGCGCAACGACGTTGACGCTGCCGGCTTCTCCGGCCGCTGGCGATGTTGTCGGGGCCGTGTTCACCAACGGGCTGACAACCAACGTGCTAGGCCGAAACGGGCAGCCCATTCAGACTACGGCATCAGACAAGACCCTTTCCGGCTACGCGGCAGGAACGGTCACTGTCTGGCGCTACATCGACTCAACCCGCGGCTGGCTGGAAGAGTAATGCCGATCCAAGGACGTTCCCGCACGGGGATCATCGAGATTCCTTGCGGCGGCGGGATCATTGCCGACGACGTACCGCACGAAGTTTCAGAACCAATCTGGACCGATGGCCTGAACGTCCGGTTTGGCGGCGGCTACGTCAGGAAAACGGAAGGCTACGCGCAGACCTTGACCGCTACCGCATCGGCTGCGCGGCATGTCTGCTGCCTGCAGTCCGCGGCTAATAGCTGGGTCAGCATCACCGACACGGCCGTCTATGCCGACAACGGCGACGGGCAGACCAACATCACCGGCACGGCCCTTACGGGGACATCGGCCAGCAAGGTCACGTCTTGCGTGCTTGGCGGTGTGCTGGTCATCAATAACCAGGCAGACGCGCCAAGGTACTGGGGCGGGACCGGAAACACAGCCGCACTCCCGGGCTGGACATCCACGCATCGCTGCAAGTCGATCCGGTCTTTCCTCAACTACCTCATTGCAATCAACGTCACCAAGGGAACGACTAACTACGGATCAATGGTGAAGTGGTCAGACGTTGCGGACCCCGGCGCAATCCCTGATTCGTGGGACACAACCGACGCGACGCGCGATGCCGGTGAAACGCAGGTTGCAGAGACTGACGACGATCTAGTAGATGGTTTTCCGTTGGGGAACATCTTCGTGCTGTACAAAGAGCGCAGCATGTACGCCATGCAGTACACGCGAAACAACGACATCTTTCGCGTGTTCAGGCTTCCAGGGAATTACGGGATGCTGACGCAGAACTGCGCGGCAAATATCCCAAGGGGTCACGTTGTTCTGACCAACGGCCCCGACGTGATCCTGCACTACGCCAATGAACCGCAGTCGATCATCACGGGGAAATGGCGAAACTGGCTCCGCGAGAACCTAGATCCCGCCAACTATCAGCAGTCGTTCGTGGTCGCAAACTCGCCGAAGGGCGAAGTGTGGATCTGCATCCCGACGATTGGCGCAAGTTACTGCAACCGGGCGCTGGTGTGGAACTACGAAGAGGACACATGGAGCCTGTTGGCGCTTCCAAACGTCACGCACGGCACCGTTGGCTTTCTTCAGACCGGGGACGACACCTGGGAGGCAGATGAGGCGACCTGGGAAGCCGACGACGCGGCATGGGATGCGTTTGACGTGGCCGACAGGCTGGTTATGTCGTCTGGCAACTCGAAGCTGTACGTTATGGACGACGGCGACACAGCGGACGGATCGCAGATCACAGCGACTGTCACGCGCACGGGTCTTTCGTTTGGCGACCCGGAGATTGTCAAACTGCTTCGGTCCATCACGCCGCGCGTGGATGGAGATGCTGGCACCGTCCTGAGCATTGAGCCCGCGACATCAAACGACGTGGAAGGCTCTTACACGTTCGGCGCCGCGCAGACCTACACGGTCGGCACGACTCGCAAGGCGCATTTCATGGCGTCGGGTAGGCAGCTTGGAGCCCGCATCACAAGTTCCGGCGCCGGGTCTTGGCGCATCAAGTCGCAGGGGTGGGACGTTGCCCCGATGGGTGACTACTGATGCCGTACTTCCCGAACACGCTCCCCAAGGACGCAGATCCTTGGCTGGTGCGCGAGTTCCAGGCCATTTCGCAGGCGCTGGATGAGCCCACGCAAGTATCGGCATGGGATGTTATATCGCAAGAACTTGCAAAGCCGCGCGACTATCAAGTCGTGTTCTACGGGGACGACTGGAACCCCGGTTATGGGGCGGGCCCGTACTACTTCCGAAGTGGTCTGTGGGTGCCGATGTTCCTTGCTGAGGCCGGGCTTACTGAATCGGCCGTTATCGCGTGCTCTGACGAGACATCGAGCCTTGCAACGGGAACGGCAAAGCGGACGTTCAGGGCCCCATACGCATTCACGCTGATCGCTGCGCGGGCTTCCGTGAACACCGCCCCGACGGGCGCCGACCTGATCCTTGACCTGAACGTGAACGGGTCTTCGATCATGTCGACGCGGATCTACATCGACGCTGGAGAGAAGACCTCCTACACCGCAGCCACGGTGTCTGTGATCGGTTCGCCTGCTGTGGCGATTGACTCCGAACTGTCCATCGACATTGACCAAGTTGGCTCAACCGTTGCCGGCGCTGGCCTCAAGGTCACGCTGATCTGGGTGCGTGCGTGATCTATCTGGACTGGCCCGGAAACTCAGGATCGACCGACCCCTATTGGGACTATGTCGTCTTGCTGATGCACGGTCAGACGATGACAGACAGCAGTTCCTACCATCACACGATGACGGCGCACGGCTCTGCTGCCGTCAGTTCGACTGAATCCAAGTTCGGCGGCAGTTCGCTTTTCTTCCCTAATACCGGCGGCAACTACATCAGCACGCCTGGGGCGGCTGAGTTTTACATCGGGAACCAGCCGTTCACGATTGAGGCGCATGTTCGGACAGACACAGTCGAGCCCAGCTTTGGAACCGTGATGGCGCAATGGTCGCTGTCCGGCCGCTTGGTGTGGGTCCTGGGGCAGACCGTCAGCCGGAAGGTGTTCTTCTACTACACGCCGGCATCGAGCGGGACCCCGGTTTTCTCCGCTGAGACAGCAACGGGCGTGCTGCCGATCAGCGACTGGGCGCACCTTGCGGTCACGTCAGACAGCACGCACTTGCGCATATTCGTGGACGGAGTCGTCCAGTATGAAACGGCCATTGCGCTGGACCTCATCAACGGCGCTACTCAAAAGGTAACTGTCGGCGGGGTTGACTACGACACCAACGGCGACTGGGACGACGGATACATAGACGAAGCCCGCATCACCATCGGCGTAGCCAGATACACGGCGGCATTCACGCCCCCAACAGCAGCGTTCCCTGACGGATGAAAACATGCCTTACACCAACGACCAAATCAATCAGTTCGTCAACGACCGTGGCATCGGGAACGACCCCTATGCGATGTACTCGTATGCAAGAAGCAACAACGTAAACCCCTGGCAGATCGACCAAGCGCGCGGTTGGAACCCTGGCACTTCTGCGAACTGGATCTCCCAGCAAGGGTTGGCCCCGTGGCAGGCCAACGGCGGGCAGACGTACTCAAACGATCAGATCAGCCAGTTCATCAAAGACCGCGGCATTGGTGACAACCCATATGCCCTGTACTCATACGCTCAGCAGTACGGCATCGACCCGAGCCGAGTCGACCAAGCGCAGGGATGGGCGGCGGGTACGTCGCAGAACTGGATCAACCAGCAGGGTTTGCAGCCGATCACCCAGCAGAACACCAACACCGGAGGCCAGGGCGGGAACGGCGGCGGCAATGGTGGCGGTAACGGCGGCGGCAATGGTGGCGGTAACGGCGGCGGCAATGGTGGCGGTGGGCAAGGCGGCGGCGGTACAGGTGAAACGCAGACCAACCCGTATTTGCAAGATCAAATCGACGCCATCACGAACGATGTCAACAACAACCTGAACCGGAACATCCTCCCGAACATCCGGCGCGGCTCTGTTGCTAATGGCACCATGGGCAGCAGCCGACAGGGTATTGCTGAAGGCGTGGCAATTGGCGACACGAACAGGGCTCTTTCTAGCGCTATTTCAAACCTTCGTTCTAACCAGTACAACACGGATCGGAATTACGGCCTTCAGTCTGACGCGCTGGATCTGAACATCTACAACGCAAACCAGAACTGGATGAATCAGGGCCAGCTCAACCAGATGAACATGATTGATCGCATGTTGGGCTGGAACCAAATGGGCCTTAACACCGCCAATCAGGCATACAACACGCCGCTGAACTACTGGCAGCAGTTCATGAACGCTGGGACGCAACTAGGCGGCATGGGCGGCACTCAATCGCAGAACATGCAGGGCAATCCTTGGTTGTCTGCGCTGGGCGGTGCGATGACTGGGTACAACCTGTACAACAACCGGAATAGGCCTAACGGTGGCTGATATGCAAAACCTTGATCCCCAACTGCTGCAGCAACTGCTGGCGCAACTCGCTCAGATTCAGGGCGGCGCACGCGACAGCAACGGGACCATCCAATGGGGCGGCCCCGATGGCACGCCGCTTGACGACTGGGTGATACAGAACTACGCCCGCGGCACGCAGATCGGTTCTGGCAACCAGTCAGACATTCGGTATGACACTAACAACACTTTCACGACGTTCTCGCGCCCTGTTGCCGACAGCGCCGGGAAGCTGATCGACGTTTTCGACCAAAACGGCAAGTGGTTGAGCCGCGAGGCTGGGACCGATTCTGCCCGGGAGCTGAACACGGCGATTGCGCTCATGGCCGCGGGCTATTTTGGTGGCGGCGCGTTGGGCGAGGCGGCCGGTGCGGCCGGGACCACTGGCGGCATGACTGCATCGCAGCAGGCGGCCATGATGGCAGCCAATGGCATGACCGATGCAGAGATTGCGGCGGCCCTTGGCACGCAAGGCGCGAACGCAGCCGGGCTAACTGGCGTCACTGGCGGCGCCGCTGGCGCTGGGGCAGGAACTGTTGCAACCTCTGGCCTTACGGCCGAACAGCTCGCCAGTGGCGCCAAGACCGCATATGACGCCATGGGCGGCGGCCAGGGGGTGGCAACGCTTCTCGGTGCTGCGGCCGGCGCTGCAGACGGCGGCGACAAGACACAAAGCAGCAGCCGCGACCCGTGGGCTCCGATGCAGCCTTATCTCAAGGCACTAGCCCAGGAAGGCGCAGACCTGTACGGCAAGTACAAGGCCCAGCCATTCAGCCAGGCGCAACAGAACGCTTACGGGAACATCGGCGGCCTGTTGGATCTGGTGAACGCAAACGCGGGCGGCCTGCTGTCGGGCTTCCAGGCCAACGCGGACGGCCGCAACCAGTTCAAGCGCGGGCAGCAGAACACGCTGATCGGGTCCAGCTTCAACCCGACCGCCGCGCAGTGGCAACCCGGCCTGTTGGGCAACTTTGGCACGAAGGGGTGAGCATGGGCCTGCTAGACCTGATGAACAGTGATGCGGGCATGGTGCTAGCCGCTGGCCTGCTGGACGCTGGCGCCGCAAAGCCTGTCAGGACCGGCACGATGCAGGGCATTGCGCAGAGCCTGCTGGGTGCGCAGCAGTACAAGCAAGCGCAGGAAGACCGCGCGCTGAAGCTGAAGCAGCAGCAAGCGCAAGAGCAGATGCAGGCGATGCAGCTTCAGCAACTGCAAGCGGCTCTTGAGCAGCAAAAGCGGCAGCAGGCGCAGGACGCCGAATTCCGCAACCTGATCCCGTCGCCGCAGATGGCAGCAAGCTCGGCGGCCATGTCTGGCGGCGGCGGCCCAACCGTTGCCAACGCGCAGCGCATTCAGCCTGTTGATCCTGCCGCGCAGCTTCAGTACGAGGCAATGCGACTGGGGCAGATCAAGCCGATGGACTACATCAACAGCCAGCGCAAGGACACCACGCCGATGAAGCTAGGCGCTGGTGAGGCGCTGATTGACCCGCGCACGTACAAGCCGCTGTTCACCAACCCCAAGGAAGACACGACGCCATCGGCCATCAAGGAATACCAGTTTGCGGTGAACCAGGGTTACAAGGGAACCTATGAGCAGTGGGACCGCGAGCGCAAGCGCGCTGGCGCTACAAACGTTAGCGTCAACACCGCGCAGAACCCGTTCTATCAGGGCCTTGGGAAGTTTGGCGCAGATCAGTTCCAAGCAAGCACGACAGCGGCCCAGGAAGCCGCCAAGCGCATCGAGCAGAACGGCACGATTCAGCAGATCCTGGGCAGCGGCAAGGTCTACACCGGGACTGGCGCTGAGGCAAAGCTAGCCATTGGCAAGGCGCTGCAAAGTGCGGGCGTGAACATCGACCCTGATGCGGTGCGCAATACCGAACTTCTCGGCACCCAGCTTGCGCAGCGCACCTTGAACAGCATCCGCGCGTCTGGTCTTGGCGCTGGCAACGGTTTCACCAACGCAGACCGAGAGTTCCTGCAGCAGGCCGTTGGCGGCAGCATCCAACTTACCGGGCCGACGCTCGCGCGCTTGGTTGATCTGGACAGCCGCGCGGCTAGGGCTCAAATCACCAAGCACAACAAGATGGTGGAGCCGGTCCAGAAGGCGGCGGCAATGCAGGGGTTCCCGATGGACTTTAGCGTGCCTGAGCCGCAGGCCGGCGGCGGCGGTCAGTGGTCTATCACGCCAGTGGGGCGCTAATGGGACAGTTCCGCATCAAGGCGCCTGACGGGCAAGAGTTCATTGTCAACGCCCCTGATGGCGCAACTCAGGACCAAGTGCTTGAGTACGCCAAGAGCCAATGGAGCAAAGGCGCGGCACAGAAAGCGGCCCCCAAGCCAGCACTAGAAGACCCCGGATTTGCGCAGTCCATGCTGATCGGTGCTGGACGCACGTTTGACAGACTTGGGAAAGGCGCGCAACAGCTTTACTACGGCGCCACCGGGAACGACGCAGAGCTTGCAAAGCTGAAGCAGCAGGCGTCAGACGACGATGCCGCATACAAGCCGCTGCAAGAAGCGCGGCCTTGGGCAACTGGGATCGGCGAGTCCTTGCCGGCGGTCGCGCTGCCTGGTGGCGGGGCCAAAACCTTGCTTGGCAACGCCGGCCGCATGGCGCTTGCGGGCAGCCTTCCTGGCGCTCTTGAATACGGCTCCGTTGACGAACGGGTCAAGCGCGCGCTTGTAGGCGGCGCGGCGGGGGCGGCTATCCCAATTGCGGGCGCTGCTGTAAAGACCGCAAAGTCTGTCCTAGAGCCACTGTATGCCGCGGGCCGAGACACCATTGCCGGTCGCACACTGTCGCGGGCTGCTGGTGATTCGGCGCCTGATGTGGCCCAACGCCTTGCGGCGGCGGCCGAATTGGTCCCTGGGTCGGCGCCAACGGCGGCACAAGTTGCCAACAGCGGCGGCATTGCGGCTTTGGAACGCGCGGCGGCAGCGGCTAACCCGGAGGCTTACACTCGCAGGGCCATGGAGCAGGCCAGCGCGCGAACCAATGCACTGCGTGGGATCGCGGGCGACGATGCGCAGATGGCCGCAGCCGTGGCCGCGCGCAAGTCCGCGTCTGACGCGCTCTACTCGGCTGCAGATGCCGGCATCGCGCCGATTGATGGCATTTTCAAGGGCCTGACCATGCGCCCGCAGTTCCAAAGCGCCGTAGCCCGCGCGCAGGAATTGGCGAAGAACAGCGGCCTAGAGGACATCTTCTTTCGAGACTCCAAGGGCAGCCCTGTCGCCTTGATCGGGCAAGGCGCGCACTTCATCAAGAAAGCGCTTGATGAGGCCGCAGAAGCCGGTGCTTCGTCATACACCGGCAAGGCTGGGGCCAAGGCCGCGCGGGAAACCAACGACGTTTTCCAGACTTGGCTAGAGAAAAGCATCCCCGAGTACGCTGCCGCCAAGGCGGCGTTTGCCGAAAAGTCGGTTCCGATCAACCGCATGGAGATCGGCCAAGCGCTGATGAACAAGGCGGCCCCGGCTCTGGCTGACTTTGGCGCACTTGGCCGGGAAACCGCGGCCACCTACGCAACGGCCCTGCGAAACGGTGACGCCTTGGCCGCGAAGGCAACCGGCTTCCCCGGCGCAAAGATGGAAAGCGTCCTGGCCCCTGACCAGATGGCGACCGTCACCGCGGTTGCGCAGGATCTAGCGCGCAAGGCAAACGCACAAGACCTGGGGCGCGGCGTCGGCTCCGACACCTTCCAGAAGCTGGCGATGAACAACATCGCGGCGCAGTCCGGTATGCCGCGTGCTGTTGGCGGCCTTCTTGATCTTCCAGGCGTGTCGCGCGCCACAAGCTGGATCTACCGCGACAGCGACCAAAAGATGCAAGGCCTGTTGGCTGATGCCCTTCTGGACCCGAAGAAGGCGGCCGACCTGATGACCAAGGCCGACAAGAGGATGCTTCAGAACAACCCGCAGATACGCCAATTGCTAGAGCAAGCGATTGTGCGTGGCGGCGGACTTCTTGGCTTGTCTGCTAGCGCGCAGGCGGCGCAATGAGCGCCAGAACCAGACCTCAAACAAGTTCACGCCTAGCCAGAACAGAGGCCCGATGATGCCGACGACCAAAGCTATGCACGCGAACTTGATCCAGTCCATCCGCCAACCTTACCACCACTGACCACATGAAACTCATCCGCGACCTGATCGAATCCATCCGAGATCTTACGGCGGCAGTTGACGCGCTGCGCGTTGCCGTTGTCGCTCAAACCAAGGTGACACAGAACGGCGGCGGCGGCCCCGGTGAAGAAAAGTAGCGCGCTTCTCCTACTCGTCGCTGTTGTCAACCTAGGTTATGAGCCACTTGCGCACACCTTCTGGCCCGGCGACCCGACTAGCGCCGCTAAGGCGCTTTTCTACATCCTTCGTGGATTCGAGGGTTTCGCCCTCTGGCTGGCAGTCCTCGCCTGGGGGCCAAAGTCCGCGATCCTCACAGCGGCGTGCGTTTGGGGAGCAACCGAAAGCGCTCAGACGGCGGTCTGTCGCTTGGCGATGCCTATCGCGGGCGGCCCGCCAGTCGCCCCTGCTTTTGGCGGCTTGTGTGATCTTGTTGCTGGTGTGCCTGTTGCCGCCGTGACGGCTATCGGCGTTTTGGTGGCGCTGTCCATCGTTCAGGAGCTGCAGCGTGCCGGATAAGGAATACCAGATGAGCGAGGCTGAGCGCAGGATCGCCGACCACGTTGCGCACACTGTAGTTGCGCGCATCCTTGACGTTGTGCAGGACAAGGAAACGGCCGCAAAGATCATGGACGTATGGGGCGGAGAGGTGGATCGAACCATCGGCCGCGGGCTTCGTCGGGCGCTGTGGTATCTGCTGCTGGCCTTGGCTGGGATCGCGTCCGTGAAGTTCGGTCTTACGGAAAAGCTCTTTGCGTTGCTGAAGCCATGAACCTATCGCCGCACTTCACCCTGGCTGAGTTCACCACCAGCCAAGAGGCCGCAAGGCGCGGCATCGACAACACGCCACCGGCTACGGTGATTGAACGGCTCAAGCGCACCGCACAAGGCCTGGAAGCCGTGCGCGTGCGCCTCGGCTGCGCCCCGATCATCATCAACAGCGGTTACCGGTGCCTTGAGCTAAACGCGGCCATCGGCGGCAGCAAGACAAGCCAGCACATGACCGGCGAAGCCGCGGACATCATCTGCCCGCGCTTTGGCGTCCCCGTGGAAATCGCGGCGGCGTTGCGTGACAGCGGCATTGAGTATGACCAGCTCATCCTTGAGTTTGGCCGCTGGGTGCATATCAGCTTCTCCGACAAGCCGCGACATCAGGCGCTGATCATTGACAAGAACGGCGCACGGCCGATGTGGAGATAGACCATGAATCCTATTTGTACAGCGGAGTTCCTCGCCTGTGCCTAGTCTTAAGCGTGTTGTAGTTTATGCCTGTCGCTTTAGAAATCTCCATTAGCGTCATTCCGTCAACCCTTGTTGTCACGCGTCTATTGCGCATGTTCTGATCGCGCGTTGACCATCTGCAGTTGTGAGGCGAATAGTCGCCATCGTTGTCTATTCTGTCAATTTGATGATTTGGGCTTGGGCGCGGCCCCATGTCAAGCATGAACGCCTCAAACGAAGTGCGCCATCTTTCGCAGACAGAAATACCGCGCCCGCCATAGTCTCGCCAGCCAGTGAAGGACGGGTTCGAGCACCTGAACTTTATCGACGCCCAAATCTTCCATTCTGGGGACTTTGCCATTCCATGCGTCTTGCTTCTGGAGGCCGTTACTTCGCGAGCGAGGCATCCACAGGACCTTGTTTGCCCAGAGCGCAAGGATGAGCCAAGCACGCTTCGTGTTGATCCGCAGTTGCAAACGACGACCCAACAGGGTTCTTTGCCTCTATTTTCCGCCCGCTCAATAACAGTCAGTCTACCGAACACACGGCCAATCAAGTCAATTGCGCGCAATCTGAACCTCTGTGAAGTTGCGCCTATTATAGAGGTTATTCATGTTAAATCCACTGGTGGTTGCGCCGGTCCTTGAAATCGGCCGCACGCTGATTGACCGCTTCTTTCCAGACAAGGAAGCCGCACGCAAGGCCGAAGCCGAGTTCCTGACGATGGCTGCCGAGGGCGAGCTAAAGCAGATCATCGCCCAGCTTGAAATCAACGCCAGGGAAGCCGCTCACCCGTCGATATGGGTTGCTGGCTGGCGCCCGTTCTTTGGCTGGGCCGGCGGCTTTGCGTTTGTGTACGCCACGATTGCGCAGCCGCTGCTTACGTGGTGGGCGGCGTCTCGCGGTCTTCCTGCCCCGCCTACGCTCAACCTCGATCTGATGTGGACCGTCATCACCGGGATGCTTGGGATCGGCGGCCTGCGAACGTGGGAGAAGCAGCGCCGCGTGGCTAAGTGATCTACGCGCTGCTGGTCCGGCTGGCGCGCACGCAGGGAGAGGCTGAGGCGCTTGCTGAGGC